TTCTTTCTTTCGGGGAGCAATCCACGGATGTCTTGGTGTGCCCATATCGGGACTCACTGTGGTGGCCATGAGCCATTGCAATTTGGGATGTCGACTGACCTCAAAAAAATGTTTGTTCAATCGTTCATTACACGCAATCACATAAAACTCTTGTAGTTCTCTTGAGCCTTCCACAGCCGAGCCCCAGCGTATCATGAGATAGTTTGAAAACTTTTTCTTTTCATCTGCGGTCAAGTCGTCGTAGAATGATCTAACCTTGCGGTCAAACATGCGCATCTCGTTGGCAATGTTTAGTTTATCGCTCATCAGTTTTGGTCAATCGATAGATCATTATAGCATGGTCCAGAGCATCTTGTAAAGTGGGATTGGTTTGTGCTTCGCGCCGAATCTCGCCCCACAACTTGTTTTCTTGTATGTGTTCAAACAATGGCCTGCCATCGCTTGTTCTTGAATCGTAATCGATTGGGTGTCCTGTGATAGGATCATATTCACGACCACTCTCATATCCCACTACTTTTCGTGTGCTAGGGTCAGCACCCGACTCTCTAGCATAGATTATACCATCAGCACGTTCGTAAATGTATGTGGCTCCGGGTTTGAGTTGCCCCATTACCAGGCCTTGTTGTAGTCCACGATCTCGCAGTTGCGACTGACGTCTTTTACAAAGTACACACAGTCAGGCTCAGCATCGTCGTTCAAGGGCACGGCCAACATTTGACCGTTTTTGAGTTTGGGTGCGTACCAGTTGACTTCATGATACACATCTAGGATTTCGATGTCCGGGAAAGAGGGTCTGTAACTGCTCAGTGGATTGAATTGAAATACTCGGAATCCTCTGTCATTGATACTAGTCAATGGTAACACTTCTAGATCACCAACCTCAGGTTCGCCAATCAAGATCTGCCAGTCCATGGGCATTTTGATTGTTTCGGTTCCTATGCGCAATACCAGAGCAGGTGCATTGAACGATTCTAAAAAGATCAGTGGAATAAAATGATAGTCTGGTTCTACTGGATTTGAGTTATCCAATATAGCAAAACGCATGTCATCAACTTCTTCGGGCAGTTGATTTAGATCGTAATAGGTGTTGTCTAGTGTTAGTATTCGCATTGTGTTATGTTACAGGATTTGTAGTAAAAAGTCAAGCGATTTTCATCCATTCTAGTTTTTCTGAACTGAAAGGATAGTTGGCTTCTCGATAGAACTGTTTGCGTTTGGTTAGATGTCGCTTGGCAAACTTGCAGGTACTGGTAATGTCCCAAATTTGCACATGATCTTTGTCTTCGGCTTTTCTTATGCCGCGTCCAATGCTCTGGATAACACGCACAAAACTTTTGCCGGGTTCAATAAGAACCAAATTAAAAATCCTAGGGATATTAATACCCACAGCGGCAACACCATAGGTAGCCACAATAATCTTATCAACACTGTCTGCAACTTCATCATATTCATCCTGTCTGTCTTTTGCCTTGGTTGCGCCTGATACAAACACCGCACCATCACCCAGGCGTTCTATCAATGCCTGTCCTGCGGCCACTCGGTCCACCAGCACAAGAGTATTGCCTGTTTCATTTACTCGACGGATCAGTTCGGCCATGGTGTCTAATCGACCCGACTCTTCCAGCAAGTATTTAAGTTCACTTTGATATTCTTTGTACTCCACGTGATCCACCAATTGCACAATGTTCACGTGACAGTTGGCCAGCACACCTTGTTGTTGCAGTTCATTGGCACTGAGGCGTCCTACTACTGGACCCAATCCCACTAGTAGGGCTTGGCTTTCAAACTTCTCTTTGGGTATGGTTCCTGTCAAACCCCAGCGAATTGGCACTCTCGACATCACACCGGTCAGCAGGGTTTTGAGTGCATCTGCCTTGGCCATGTGTACTTCGTCTACAATAACGCACACCACATCTTCCAAGAACTCTTGTATTGTGACTTCACCTGTGCCCGCCTTGGTATTCTTTAATAGTACATTCAAACTCTGCCAGGTGCAAATGGTGTGCTGACGTCCATACTCTTTTCTATCGCCAAAGAACACACCTACATCTTGCTCCATGTTGATGTAGTCTTTTTCTGTTTGTGTTACCAAACTCTTGTTGGGCACAATCACAATGCTCCTACCATATGGCGCTACTGCATTGCTCAAGGCTGCTGTCATTATGGTCTTGCCTGCACCTGTAGCCACCTCCTGCAAGCATTGTGGATTGGCCAGGAAGTTGTTCACAATTTCCACTTGATAGTCTCGCATGACAATGGGCTCACCTGCGGCAGGATGTCCTTTGGGCCAGGTCACATGCGCAAATGATTCCTCATGTACTTGGTCAAACTCAAACTTGGTTGAGTAATCACGTTGATCATCCAGTTCAATATCGTAATCAAACTTTTCCAGTATGGGAATAATCTCGGGTAGCAAGTTTGTGTATGTGCTACCGCCCAATTGGAAGTATGCTACCTTGCCATCCCAACGTCCCAAGCGCACCGCTGGCATGTAACGTGCGGCAGGATTTTCGTATTTGAAAGCGTTTACCAGTGCTTTGCGCACATCCAAATCCAAGCCTTCTAACCTGATGTTGACTTCGTCTTTAATTTGTATTGTGCATCGTTTCATTGTGTTGATTATACAGGGTTTGATATGAATTTACAACCAGGTCTTGGAACTCAACATTGTCAAAACTTTGGTGAACGATTATATGCCAGCGAGGGTGTTTGCTGTTGTTAAACACTGTGTGCTGGTTAGAAACGTCCATCCAAAAAGCACTGCCTGCTTCAAAAGGAACTGTGCCGTGGTGTTCCATCACAAAATCACATCCAACAGGCTGGGTGATTGCAATGTTGATTGGGCGCAACTCTGCTTGAGCATAATCCGAATGCACAGTTATGTAGCCATTGGGTTCAAGTAACATGATTCTGATTCTGGCAAATCCATTACCAGGCCAAACTGTAGAAAAGTACTTGACTGTTGCTGGCAAATACTCACAGGCCAGATCAGTCCACACATATGGTCGAGTGTCGTTGTAATACTCTTCTTCCCTGATGGCATCAAAACTTTTGCCGTGTATACAAAAACTTTGCCAGCCTTGGTGTTCGCTGTAGTCGTCCCGGTGTGGGATCAGTCTGGATTCGACCTTTTGAATTTCTTCATGGATCATTGCATGCGGCACATCAATGTTCAGTCGCAACCAAGGCAACTTTGAATTGGACTGAATCCACTCAAAGTCAGCATTGGCCTTATAGTCTGGCAATTGATATTTGGTATTGATATATTTTTTCAACATCAATTGACTTATTTTTTGTTTCATTTTAATTTTGCTTGAAAGTCTGTGTATTCTTTCATGGTGGTGTGCAACAGAGTCCACTTGTAGTCTAGTATATTAGAGCACCAGATATTATCATACTTATCTACATTGTGTGCAAGTACCCAGGTGATCAAATTGTCATTGCAAAATTCAACCTGCTTGTGTTGTCTGGCATGCAGCCATTTTGTCTTGAACTCTTCAGTGACTTGATGGTCAAATTTGGTGTTGACATACTCGATAAATTTTTGTTTGCCTTTGATCTTTAACCTTTCTATTGGGGTCAGATCCGGCACATCCAGTTGATAGTGTATCAAGTTGTTTTGACTGATAAAATCCCAAACAAAACTTCCGTAATTGACTCCGTCCCAGTTTTGCCACAGCGCCTGACAAAACTTTACTTGTACATGACTTATGTCAACTATTTGTATGTGTTCTGTTGCTGGTTCAACAATGTTGAGAATCCAGTACAAGCCAGAACCAGGGGCAAGTAGTTTTGATTTCTTAACCAGTTCGATGGGTTCATTGTTGAATACCCACAGTTGACTTTCTGCCAGTTGTTTATAATCTCGAAATATATCTAGATCCAAAGCAGTGCCGTAAAGAAAAAATTTCAAATCTCTGGTAGTACAATTCCAATTTACCACGGCACGATTTTTTTGCAATTGACGTGCAATCAGTCCTTGCCCAAAGCCATCAACTTGATATGCCAGTGTGTGCTGACCTGGCTTGACCCATAATGGAGTATAGTCATCATGCAAGTTTTGTTCACTGCGCACCGGCGCCGGGTGCTCAACTGACACACAATCAAAATCTTCCAGCAAGAATTGATCAATGTTCATAAACCAACATTGGTCATCCATGCGCAAACTTTGACCAGGATGCCAAATTAAATGGGCAATCAAGCCTTTGTGTGGATAGTTATTCAGTAGATCTTTCCATTGATTCCAATCTAGGATTATGGTACCACTCTTGACAAACAATGCCTGTGCGTGACCATGATTTTGTGCCCAGGCAAATCCTTGTTGCCAGGTTTCGCAAACAAAAATTTCTTGCTGTGTCTGTGTCCCAAATTGATCAAATTTTATACCAGCAAGTGTTTGATTCAATTCCGGACCGTTTAATATCACCACAGGCCATGTCATGCCATTATCCTAGTGGGTTTTTGGTGTTGCTTCAAGTGATCAATTATTTCTTGATAATTTGGCACTCGTCCGAATACTGACACAGAAAAAATATCGTGGGTGGACCAAGAATCTATGTTCCAGTGCTTGCACAATGCTGGGCTGTACTGCTTCCACCAAGTTTCAAACTCTGTGATTTCAATATGCTGTAATGTGTCTATGTCTTCAAGTGCCACTTGAATCTTG